GTAATTGGGACGGTAGGGGAGTTGAAAAAGGGATTCCCGGGTGTACCGTTAATTATTTATAAAGAATATAGTGAGGTTAAGGACGAACAATGTTTGTGCCCGATTGACTTGGACCAAATGTTTAAGAGCGCCGGGATAAAATTTGAATATGATTATGATTATTTCATCTTAAATGAAAGTGAACAATGAAAAAGAAAGATCAAGAACCGGTTTATTTGATGTTTGATGCAAAGAATAAGCTGTATGTAGCTTCGTTGGGGCATACGACCCAGGCGAAGTATGGAAGAAGGTTTACGGAAGCGGAAGTAAAGAAGTTTATGAAAAAGCATCCAGGATATGAGAAAAAGCCGATAGCTGAAGACGTGGAGCAATAACCATGAAAATAAACGGTGAAGATGTAAATGTTTTGGAGGAAGGGAAAGAACAATTAACGGATGAAACGGTAGCGAAGTTTTTTGTGATAAAGAAATTATTCCAGGAGAAGAGATTACCGCCGCACGACAGCAATTATGTGAAATATTTTCTCGAAATGTATAAGATCGGGTTTGATGTTGAGGAAATGGTTGAGTTCCGAAGTTTTTGTGAGGAGGATTTTGCTGATTGGAAGCGAACACAAATAGCTGAGGATTTTGCGCGGGGGGCTTCGTTTGTAAATTTAAAAGAATTAGGGCTTGAGTAATTCCGCCAGAGGCGGACACGTAGGGAGTAGGAATGAAAACAGAAAGCATAATTGAGCAGACTAAGAAATTCCGAATAATATTTAACGGAATAAAAAGATGAGAGAGTTTATTATTTGTGCGGCGATACATTTTAAGGACGGAGTGAAACGTGAACACCAGCCGAAGAATATTGAGAGCGGGATTGTAGTGACCGGGAGAAGGCATCATAATTGTTATTTCACCGTGTTTATGTTAAGTGGGGAAAGGTGGAACGCGGTTGAGCATGTTCAGGGGTTTTTAACTTCCTTGGATAGGTTTGTAACTAGGGCTGAAGGATACGAGATAGCAAAACGGGAAGGACAATTGTTTAGCGGGATGTTGCATGATGATAAACCGATACTTATTAGTGAGGAGTTGTATTAAAATGAAGGATAAAATAACAACGCTTGAAATAGAGGCGAGATTAGCCGGGCATTTTAATTACCGGCAGAATTTAATTGTACCAAATATTTCTTGGGGGATGAATATACATGAGTGTGATTTGTTGATAGTTACTAAAAGCGGATATGCGACTGAGGTTGAAATTAAAATAAGTAAGGGAGATCTGAAAAAAGATGCAGAGAAGAAGCATAACCACGAAGATAGATATAACAGGATAAGGCGATTGTATTTTGCAATCCCGGAAAGTTTGACGGATTGTATAGAGTTTATCCCGGAACGAGCGGGGATAATAGTTCTAAGTAGGGGCAAGAATTATGGAGAGGATTATCTTTATTGTAGGGTGTTAAGGGAGGCCAGGGTTAATAATACTTGCAAAAAGTTTACTGATGAGGAACGATTTAATGTTGCAAGATTGGGAACAATGAGAATCTGGGGATTGAAAAGAAAGATAATTACAGCGAGGAAGAAAGAAAAAGTTAAAATAGGAGATAGAACAACATGAACAAAAAGATAAAAAGAGTTGAGGAATTAGGGGTTAATGGTTGTACGGAAGCGATGCACAATAGGGCTATGGAGCTTAAGGCCGAATTAATTAAACGGCTTACTGAGTTGGAGAAAATTAAGAAAAAATCATTGTTGGGAAGGATACTCTGTCTATTTGGGCTACATTCTTATAGTGAGGAGTATGCCGGATTATTGAACAGGAAATGTAAACGTTGTAGTAAAATAACCCAAGGGAAGCAGGATACTTATGATTTGAAAGGAATTAAGATTAAGAAGGGTTGAATAAGTTGAATATTCAACCCTAAAAATTAGAAATAAATAAGTAAATCGGATTGTTAATACATAGGAACTCTAAACCATGAACATTTTTTTAGATAAAACCGGACAACCCCAAGCGCAAAATACGGAAAAGCATATTTTAAGCACAGAAGAAATGCTTGACGATATTTTGCAAGACGACCAGCTGCAGAAACAACTGAATGAGCAGAGTAAGGCGGGCGGGATTGTTTTACCTCTTGCTGAAGAAATGATTTCGACGTTACAAGAAATTGAAGGGCTTAATTTTGACTATGCAGGGCAACAAAAAATTATTAACTGGGAAAACCAGGACGTTCCATACCGTGTGTTAAGAAAGGCAGGAAATACGGAGGCGGGGAGACTTGTTAAGAACCATCGCCGGTTAGGTTTAACGCAGTATGGGCGGACACCAAAATCAGACGGGATACAACGAGGGGCAAAATTAGTTTTTAGTGATCCGGATTATTCCCCCACAAAAGAGGAAAAATTAAAGCTAAGGATTTGGGAGGATAAGATTTTTAAGAATTTCTTTTTCCCGGCAAACGACCGTTGGGCGAATTTTGCCAAGTTTATAGGAAATGCTTATGAAGATTGGTTTGACCTGGACGATATAACGGCTGAGATACGGAGGGACGGGCTTGGAGACCCACTAGCGGTACATTTACAAGATCCGATAATTTATAAGCCGGTATTAAAGAAAAGCAGAGTTTACCCAAATTGGAGAGGGGAGGAGGATTATCTAAACCCTTACATTGAAGATTGGGAAGCGATGGTAACGGGTAAGAGAGCTTTTATTGATGAAGACGAAGTGCCGCTTGAACCGGATTATGTTTTGCATTATAACAATATGCGGCTAGGAGCAACTACTGATTATCATGTAAGGAAATTCCACTTTTTTACCCGTAGTGATTTTAGATTTGCACAGCGCGGGTACGGGATAGTTGAACAATCCATTTCAATTCTAACATACATAATTAATGCGTTAAAAATGAATGCCAGCAATTTTATGAATAATAAATTGCCGAAGGGGTTTGTATTATTCACCGGAGGCGGAATTGGGGCAATGCAGCTTGAAAAATTGAAGAAGATAATGAGCGCATACATGGGAGGACTTGCTCCAAACCGTTTCCCGATTCTTGGACTGAATAGCGAAAAGGGAGATGGTAAATGGGTGGGAATAGGTGGGAACAGCCGCGAGATGGAATACCACCTTTGGATTACTCTTCTATTTTCGATCTTTTGCCGGTTGAGTGGAACAGATCCGCGGGAAGTGAGTTTAGGGGCTCATTCAGACGCGATAAGACCGCAAAGTATAGGGGAAAAGAGCGCGGACGGTGTTGTAAATGAGAATAAGGATATGGGGGAAAGAACATTTCTTATCCATCTAAAAGATTCACTGAATGCTACCGATAAATACGGTTTGAATTTATTCCAACAAATTACAAAGATGAGAGTTGAGCTGGATTTTGCCGGATTTGAGATTGAGGATAAGAAACTTAAGCAGGAGATTACAAAAGGATACTTACAGACAAGTAAATCAATAAACGATGTTTTAGCGGAAGAGGATAAGGAGAAATATACTTTAATGATTGATGAGGATACAAACCTCTTTGATATCCCGGCAGCTAATTGTGAAGTAGTTAAAAGTGTAATACAATTTAAGCTAAATGCCTTTGCACAAAAGCAGGCCGCCGAACAGCAGCAAGCCGCCGAACAGCAGCAAGCCGCAATGGGTGGAGGGATGCCAGGACAGCCGGGAGCGGGACCAGGTGAGGAAGGTGATCAGAACGGGGAGGGATTAACTGAAGACGATAAAGCATTAATTGAAAAATATAAAGGAGCAAGTAATGTTGAGATTGATAAGGAATTAAAGCAATGATAAAAATTAAAATGTGGGGGCAGACAGTATTAGAAATAGAGGGGATTGAAACGAAAGGGACAGTAAACAATTTCCACTACCGGGATTGTGTTTTCGGGCAGCCGATAATTGTAACGATGAAAAGCGAGGGGACAACAGCACAACGGGAGATAAAAAGAGAGACGATATCCGAAGAAAAGTATCTTGGTATGGTAAAGGACGTTGCGAACAAGACTGGATTTGACCCAAGTGAAGTTGAGTGGATTTTAAGAGAGGCTGAGGGTTATTTAGGAGGAGCATCATAATGCTGATTTCGCCGTTAGACGGGAAAATATTGCATCTAAAAGAACTCGGGATGATTGAGGATATACTTTTTAACGAAGTAGTTTCACCGGATGAATTTTATAGAGAGCTAACATCATTTCTAAAGAAGAATTACGATCTTGATAATAGGGCAATGTTTACTACCCAGGAACTTGAGCAAGTTGATTCCTTTATTAAAAATTATTTCACTACAAAAATAAACGAAGCTAAGATATGGCTTTTACGCGCTTATGTGATGGGACGGTATTTAGCGCATACTGATTTAACCGGAAACATCTTCAGGCTTGGAAATTTAAGCAGCTTACCAAAGTATGTAACAGACGCGGCAAAGCAATACGGCTTAAGCATTGAGGAGGCAATGGCATTACAGCAGGCAGTAGAGGAAAGCGCCGTGCTGATGACAAACACAACGCAGAGCACAATCCAGACGATACGAGAAGCACTTGTAGAAAATGTTAAGACACAAGGGGACGGGAAAAAGTTAATTGGAAAGTTGCGGGAACTTTGCAAGGATGATGTTGGAGAAATTAATCGGGATTGGAAAAGGGTTAGCATTACGGAAGCCAATTACATTTTTAACAACGGTTATATATCAATGCAGGAAGAGGGCGCTTATGTTGTTGGGCTGAGTATGCCGGATGCCTGCGGGTTTTGTGCGACTGAAATTAATGGGCAAGTTTTTAAAGTAAGAAAAGATATTCCGCCAGATTACACAACTATGAAGGGGGCAGAGTATGAGAAGTGGGCAAAGGTTTGGGAGACTGAAATTTGGGTAGGGAAAAACAATTACGGCAGAAGTACGAGCATTCGGAAACGGATTGACAAGAACCGCGGGAACAAGGAAGATAATTTACGAGAGAAAGAACATCACGAACATTCGATGCCAACTTGTCCCGCACACCCAGAATGTCATTGTAGATGGGTTAGTATAAAACCTAAATTTATGTGGATAGATGAGCATGGGCAAATGAGAGCGCGGGTTGAGGATGAGGATGCTTGGCAGGAATGGTATGAGGAAACAATTACGAATTAGGAATTAGGAATTAGGAATTAGGAGAAAATAATAATGAAAGATTTGATTGAAAAAGTAAAAGTATTTTTAAGCGGATTGCTCCCAAATAAGGCGGAGAAGAAAAGGCCCGTTATAATTAAAAAGATTGAACCAGGCGCGGCAAAGAAAAAGAAAGTAGTTAAGAAAACGGTAGTGCATATAAAGTTAAAAGGAAAGGGACGAAAATGATAACTGCAATAATGTTTGGTTTGTTGTTTGTGGTGTTTGCGGCTTTAGCAGAAAGCTTTGAATATGCAGAGCGTTATGTTGTCACGGATATTTTACGCGATAAATATTTAAGTAAACTTTGGCATTGGTTCCAACTGTTTGAAAGAATATTCGCGATCACATTTGGTTTTAGTTTGGCATATTCAATGGACCTAGGAGACGCTATTAAGGTAATATTCTTAATAGCGTCCATTTTTTGGATAGCCTATGACGGAGCGATAAATATTGCACGGAATAAAAATATTTTTTTTATCAGCGGAGAGAGCACAAGCGCGTTTGACCCTTTTGCTTATCCTTGGTTGAAGATCGGGTTATTAATTACTTCAATTATTTTATTGCTAATATAGGAAAAAGAAAAATGGACGAAAAAGATTCACTTGTAAAAGAGTTTAACAACGAACTATTCAAAGCAGATTATAATGAGTTCAAAGAAGAAATTAGAGAAAAGATTGGTCACATAGGGGATAAGTTTGACCGCATTATAAATAAACTTGATAACCTTGACATGGTTTACATTGTGAATGGGGGAAGTGACGGGAAAGAAGTTGGATGGAAGAGGAAAGATTTGTTCCAGGTACTTTATGATAATGGTGTGAAGAAAACGAAGATGATGGAAGAAATGTTTAAGAGGGAAATTGGAGAGCTTAAAAGATTGATTACGCAACATATTGACAGTGGGTTTAAAAGCGGTGTTAACAAATTAAGCTGGTGGGGAACAAAGCTATTACCGATTATCATTGTAACGGGAATAGTGTTATCGCTAATATTTGTATTGTTGGGACAGCATGAGCTTGCAGAGAAAATACAAACTTTAACAAAAAATAATTAGAGTTGATGAAATGATTTCTTACAAATTACCGGATTATGAAGGCGGATTTATTACCAAATCAGTTGAATGTAATTGCATTGTTACGCGGGATGCTAACGGGTACTTACTAGGGAGTAAACCGGTTAATTGTGTAAAGAAGGGAGTTAATACCAACTTTGGGAAAGTTGTGGATTATTCAACTAATTATGTTGTTCTAAAAAATGGCTCGAATGTTAAACGGGTGAGACGGGAAGATCTGAACAATATTTTGTTAAAAAGTTTGGACCAACCGGAAGTTATATCTGAAGAGATAAAAGTATCGGGGAGTTTTGAAACTTTAGCGGGGAAGGTTTTGGTTAAAAGTGAAAGTGAAATTGTTCGTGACTTACTTACCGATCCGGATAAAGTTTTAGCCAGGGGGAATAGCATAATTTTTTCTAAAACCAAAAATGGGGTAGAATATGAAGCTGAAGCAGTAAAGAAAGGATTGCTTGCAAAATCATTGTTATTAAAGGGGATTACATCAAAAGAATTAGTTGTAACGAAAAGAATATTATTCAAAGGGGTAGCGTTGTCTTTAAAGACTCCGAAAGTATTTAATTTGAATAGTTCACCGGCGGGGAGCAGTGGAAGTGCATGGAACGCAAAAGGAGGGATGAAACCAAATCATAAATACATTGAACGAAAACCGGCGAAGAGCGGAGACGGTTATATTTATTTGTATGAACTTCCTTCCGGTAAAAAGGAATGGAGAGATGAGGCGGGAAAAGCGGTTGAGGGAGGTCAAGCGAGCGCGGATTATCAGTTAGAAGAGTTTAAGGTTGGTGATATTGTAAGACAAGGAGAACGGCTTGGAAGAATAAAGGAATCTTCTACAAACATGCTTGCGGTAAATTTTGGGGGAGAGATGAAAGTGATCAACAAAAAAGAGCATGTTGAAAAGGTTAAGCAACACCAATTGATGAGAGAAGGGGATACGATGTTGTATGAGGGAAACGATGCAAAAATACTCCGTGTAACCGGGAAAGCAGCATTGATAAACACGGCTGATAATAAGCTGAAGGTGATAAATCTTGAGAAACAACTCGAGAAATACGAGCCCCAAAAAGATGAGAAACGATTAAATAAATACAGTGATGTATACCAGGGAGAAGCAGAGCGAAGAGCCGGACAAGGAGGAGCGGATAATTACAATATCAGTTATGAAGAACAGCCGGGGTATAAGGATTTTATAAACAACGCAAAGCAAACCGGATTTGGGAGGAAAAGCGATCTTGAAATGGTTAAGCGAATAGAGACCGGGAACCGTTTACGAACAGTCCGGTGGGACTATAACCCGGAGACACAAGATATTAGTTTTATGGTTGACGGAGTTGAGGATTATCCGTTAAGTTTTATGGGGAAGAAATACAAAATTAGGGATATTACCGATGAAGGGTATAGTTTGGAGGATGCAGAAACAAAAGAAAAAGGTTTATTCTTATCGCACAAAGATTATGCAGCTCATTCGAAAGATAATGAAATGCGAACTGATTTGAAGCATGAAAAGGTTGGAGGAGTAAACGGATATGAGGTTGTAAAAGAACCAGCCAGAACTTTTAGTTTTAAGCCGAAATATACTGAAGAGGAAAGGGCAAGATTTGATAAACGCGGCGGAAGCCGGCCCAGCCGTTGGACACGGGGGAAAGAACGGAGTTTGCAAAGCACAGAGGAAAAGAAACGATTAGTTGAGGCACTAGCCGAACAACGTAAAAAGAATCTTGAAGTTTTGGGGACAAAAGATTTTGCAGATTTTGAAAAGCTGCACAAGGAGAAAGGATTTTCAATTGGAGAGAATAGATTTCATGCTGTAAAAGAAATTGAGGCAGGAGGAAGAACTTTTAGAATAAAAAGTCAATTTAAACCGGATAAAATGAGTTGGGAAACATCGATCGATGGACCGGTTAAAAAATTACAGTTGGGAGAAAAGCATTTACCGATAACGGATATATCGAAGGATAAAGTTTTTTACCATGAAGGAGGGGATGAAAAAAGTATATCCTTTGATGAGCTGAAGACCATTAACGGGAAAAGTTTGTTTGAACCGACAAAAGAGAGCAAAGGAATTGTAAGTAATTTAGATCCGATGAAGATTTATTTTGGTGATAAGGATGTAACAAGCGGTATTTATGAAATAGTTGAGGCAAAGGATTTAGTAGCTTCTCATAAACCGGATGGAACCCCAAATAAAGATTATCAGATATCAGACGCGCAGAACAGAGACCGCAGCACTCCGCAAAGTATTGCACAAATAAACAAGATTGCAACTAATCCAAATTTTGATTTCCTAAGCGACAGCAAGACCGCACAGGACGGTGCACCTATTGTTGACGAAGATTATAACGTTATTGCCGGGAATGGGCGGGGAATAGGCGTACAGCAGCATTACGACAATAAAGGGGAGAAATACCGGAGCGATCTTTTAAAGAATGCCGGGAAATATGGTTTTAGCGCTGAGGATGTTGAGAAGATGGAACAGCCGGTTTTGGTGAGGCGAACGAATGTTGACGCGAAGGAGGCGCAACGACTGGGAGCAATAAGTAATACTTCAAATATGCTCGCAACGGAGGAACGGGAAGCAGCGAAAGGAAAAGCAACGAGAATTGACGACGCAACGTTTAACAATTTATCAGGAATGTTTACTTCGGCTGAGGGAGTACACGAAACACTTAACCAATATCTTGATGAAATTGGACCGGATATTGTGAATGAATTGCTTAAGAAGAAAATAATCCCGGAGAATGAAGCGCACTTGTACATTGATCCAAAGAGCGGAAAGATGGATGCAGGGCATAAGGAAAAGGTTAAGCAGATATTAACGCAATCGGTTTTGGGAGAGAGCAGCCAGCATTTTGAGAAGATACCGGAAGCGGCAAGGGCGGGAACGGTTAAAAGTCTTGGAGATATTTTTGCGCTGAAGGGGAAAGCCGGTGATATTGTTCCTAATCTACAGGAAGCCGTAAAGATATTGGCAAAGTATGAGGCAGTTAAGGATAATTTTAAGTCCCCGGATGATTTTGTTAAGCAAGCGGCAAATGACGCGTTTGAACCGTTGAAAGGGAGCAAAGAGGGATTAGCATTGTTCGAATTACTTTCCGGCAGCAAACCAAATGAGATGAAGGATAAAATACATGATTACAAGTTAAGCATGGGAGGGGATATGTTTAGCGAAGGCAAACCGGCGAATGAAGCGTTTGATGAAGTGTTTAAGCCGAGGTATGTAAGCGGGGTTAATAAGAGTTTGTTTAGCAGAATAAAGATGTTCGGGAAACGATTGAGAAAATCTTTAAGTGGAAATGAACGGGATGAGTTTAACAAAAAACACCCGAGAGATAAAAAAGGTAAATTTGAAGTAAAGAAAGGGGGGGAGTTAAAAAAACTATTTGATGAATTTAGGAGTAAGTATGTAAAAGCATATGAGACACCACTTGGTATTGTTAAGTTGCGCGAAAAAGACTTTCATAAAATAGTTGGGATACACCAATTCGGAAGAGATGCTTTTGAAAGAATGCTTGCTGAGGGTTCTATAAATTGGGATGTAATTGAGAGTGGGGATATCCGTGATTTGGAAGTATTCAATTTTATAGAAGATATTCTTATTAAGCCGGATGAAATAAGAATTGCAAAAGAGGGGAAGCTTGATTCGGATTTTATTTTCATTTTAGATAGAGGAGGTATTCAATATTATGTAGCGTTTACAAAAAATGATTTAGTAAGGACACTTCATAATTTTGATAAAAATTATATTGAACGCAATAGCGGTAAAACTATTTATACAAAAGAAAAAGGGCTTATTAAATCAATAAGCCCTATAAAAAATCGTCACTCCTTTCGCCTCAGCACGGCGAGTGACTTTCCAAGGGCAAATATAGTGAGTGCAGGTATTATTGTCAAGGGGAATCATAAATTAAGCGAAGAATTATTTAATGAATCGTCAACGGGGAATGACGGGAGTTTTGATTCGGAGAACGCGGATATAACGCAGGGGACAAAGATAACGAGGAAAATAATTATGAAGAGAAAGAAGAAGAGGGACGAAACTTTTTTATTGTAGGTGAATAAAAGATTTTATAAGTTAATACATAAGAATAAATGTAAATTAACAGAACAAATAACAATAACTTAACACAAGGAGTTAGAACAATGGTACAATTCCCATTACTCACAAACGCTGAGGTTCAGGCAAAAGACTTTATGAACCAGGGAGATATTACGAAAGCATTAGACCTTTTGCAGAATCTTCCGTATGTAAACGTTTCATCCGCATTGGCAGCAGGCGCAACGGGTGTAACGGTAAACGAACACATCTTTGTAGCGCCATGCAAAATGGAAGTTTTGCAGGCAAAGTTCATTACAACCGCAGTTAACACGGGTTCGGGCAACGAGCCGGTAGTAAAATTGATGGCCGGGACTGATGAAGTTGGAGCCAGCGGCGCAGTTGTGGTAGCAGGCGCGGCGATCGGTGATGTTGCAAGCTTAACACTCGACAGCGCCAAGGTTGTAGTAGCGTCCGGAGGAAAACTTATTCTTAGAATAGTTAACCCCGGAGGAACAATAACCACACCGTTAACCGGAAAACTTCAGTTCATTTGGAAACCAACTGTTTAGTTGGTGGTTATTAGTAGTCAGTTATCAGTTATCAGTTGATAGAAGAAATTTTATCAATAATTGATGACTGACTTCTTTTTTTTAATTACGAATTAGGAATTAGGAATTAGGAGATTGAGGTTATGTTAATATTTTACACAGAGAGAGAAGGAGGGAACTGGATACCGTTGAGGGTAAAAACTACACGGGGCAAATTATTGAAGCGGTTGAAAAAATTTGCATTTAAGAAATTAGCAGAGATTATAATTGAAGGGGAAAAGTTTCTTATGGCTAGTGTGTTGTTCCCAAACGATTTGGTTTACTGCCCTATTCTTAACCAAACAGATAGAATTAAATCAAAAGGGAAAACTTGGTTTTTTAAAAGTGGTAAACTCACCAAAGTAACTACGAATTATCATAAATGGTTGAAAGGACAATTAGGGATTAAATGAGCGGCAGGATAGGACAGTGCGATAGTTTGGAGTTTATGAAAAAGCAAGAAGATTTTTCTGCTGATATTATCTATTGTGATCCGCCGTATGCGTTGGGGAGTGAAGTTATTATACGCAAAGACGGGAAACCGGATTATAAAAAAGCCGTAGATTTTATGAATAAATGGGATATGCCAAACGGCGATTATTGGGAGGCTTGGTTTAAGGAAGCATTTAGAGTATTAAAGTACGGCGGGCGTGTAATAATGTTTGGAATGGACCGCCAATTAATGCTGAATAAATATTATGCTTGTTACGCCGGATTTGAGGAACAGCAAAGTTTGTATTGGTATTTTATTTCGAACTTTCCGAAAGCTACTGATTTAAGCAAAATGATTGACCGAAACGCAGGAGCGGGAAGGGAAGTTGTTGGAATAACTTCTATCCCAAATGGGAAAGAAAGTGCATACCAAGGTGAACGATATAAAGAAAAAAGGGAAACTGCTTTTGGGGTTATTCAAGACCAACCGGATAAAACCGCGCCATTCACAGAGCTTGCAAAAAAATATGAGGGATACAAATATTCTATTTCACCATTAAAGCAAACGAACGAAACGATAATGGTTTTTCAAAAGCCATATAAAACCGGAAGTTGTTTGCACGACACTTTTGCGTATGAAAATGGAGATAGGGAATGTTTATGCGGGGCTTTGAATATTGAGGGAAATAGAGTTGGATTCGCTTCAAATGAAGATGAAGCGGAGAGTAAAAATAAAAATCAACATGAAGATTTTGGCACAAAGCCAATGACGGGTAATAATGTTTACGGCGATTTTTCTATGATCGGACAAAAGAATTATAATCCTCCCGGTCGTTATCCTTCGCAAACTTTTATTGAGTGCATTTGTGATGAAGTAGTTATTAAAAAGAATGAGGCGCAGCCATATTCTTACAGCGGAAAAGAATACCAGAACAAAGAAACATCGATGTTTAACGGAGACAAACCACAAGCGCCAAGTAATTATAATGATAAAGGAAGCGGCCAGATACACACGAATCCGAATTGTCCGTGTGCAAGATTAGATTTACAAAGCGGAGAATTGCAAAAAGGGAAAGGGGACTATGTACGCAAAAACGGAGCGGAACAATTTTTAAGCGCAATGGGGCAAGATAAAACAGACCCGCCAAATAAAATATCAGATACCGGCGGATGCAGCAAGATTTTACACAAGTGTGAGTTTGATGAAGAAGAGCATGATATTTATTTTTATTTCCCGAAGGTGAGTAAGGCTGAACGAAACGGCGGACTGGAGGAGCTATCACTAAAAGGAAGGGAACCAAAGGGCAATAATCAAGGAGTGAGATATTGTAAAGATTGTGGTTTAACAGATAATGGGACCAATAATCATAACAATTGCTCTGGTATATTTGAATATAAACTTTGTCAGTCTGTTAAGAATAACCATCCCACATTAAAACCAATTGCGTTAAACAAAAGAATTTTATCTCTGTTCAAGACACCGAACGGGCAGAAAATACTTTATCCTTTTGCCGGAACCTTTTCAGAAGTAATAGGGGGATATTTAGCGGGGTTTACAAATTTTGAAGGTTGCGAGTTAAAAGAAGAATGGATAACCATAGGCGAAGCAAGGTTTAGTTACTGGACAAATAGAGAGAAGAAAGAAGCTGCTGAAAATGAAGATCAGTTTAATTTATTCACCCAGACCGAGGCAGCATAATGAAATTATTTGGCAGAACAATAGTAAAAAGTAAAGTAATTGTTGAAAATCTTGATGATAAGTTGAAGGCTGAAAAGACTTTCAAACTTCAGGATAGAATTTATTTTAAAGGTCTTGATATTGCAGTTGAGAATAAAAAGGGAAGCATACGGCGCGGTGTAAATGATGATGGTACAAAATGGGAAACGTTTATGCACATTCCTTACGGCTATATTAGGCGAACGGAGAGTGTTTCGGACGGTGAGAAGATCGATTGTTACATTGGAGAAAATAAGGATAGTGAAAAAGTTTTTATTGTAAATCAGAATAACCCTTACACGGGAAAGTTTGACGAACAAAAGTGCATGTTGGGATTTGACACGGCAGAAGAAGCGAAGAAGGCATATTTGAAACAGTATGACAATCCTAAGTTTTTCGGGAGTATAAAAGAAATGAGCTTTGATGAATTCAAGAAAAAAGCACTTTCAACGGAAGATAAGCCGAAACTATTAAAAGCGTTCGGGCTAATGTTGAAAGCGTTCGGTACGCAACTTGGAATGTTTGATGGAGTTATCGAAGGGCAAACGAAGCAGAAAGACGGGCATACTTATGAAGTGAGGCGGAGTAAAAAGAATCCGCTAGTAAAGAGATTATTTAGGGCCGATAAGGAAGAGAGCAAACCAAAGGAATTGAGTTTATTTGATCAGAAGGTGAGGGTAGGCAGCAGGCAATCGGCAGTAGGAAGAAAGTTGCAAGTAGAAAGTGGAAAGTCGAAAGAGGATTTGCTTTGGGAAGAGTTGGAGAGTATAAAGCAAGCTCGTATAGATAGACCAAGAAAGAATGATTGGGACCGACAAAAGAAAATGCTGAGGATACAAGATGAAATTATAAAATTGGGGAACGATAAAAAGGGAGGGGGGAACGATCATTTGGGGTTATCTAATTATAAAGATGATTTGACAATGGATAACACACCGATTGCGCCGGAAGTGCTTGCAGGCAATGTGTTATCGGGATATTATGATAGAAAAGAACCGGACTATGAAGAGATAGAAGATCTTTTTAACCAGCCGCAAGAACCGAAAAAGGAAACACCCAAACCAAAAGAACCGAAGGCAGAAATTAAAGCGGTGAAAGGGAAGAAGAACCGGAAGGAGATTAATTCTAAGGTTGAGGAGTTATTAAAGACAAAGAAGAATGAAGAGATGAGCGCCGAGGATATTGAACTATTAGCGCAGTACACCGGACGCGGCGGGTTGTTAGGAGATACGCTTGAGGATATCTCGCTTAATGAATTTTACACACGTAAGGATGAAGCGGAATTTATTTGGGATATGATAGGGAAGTTAGGTTTTAAGGGAGGAAATGTTTTGGAGCCAAGTTGTTTTATAAAAGGGACAAACATTATAACAGAAAAAGGAATAAAAACAATTGAGAATATTGAAATTGGGGATATGGTTTTAACTCATAGGACCATATTTCAAAAAGTATATAATACAACTATCAAGAAAACAAAAGAAATTGTTGAAATTGAAATTCCAAATTCACCAACCACTATACAAACCACAAGAGAACATCCCTTTTATGCAGTTAAAGTTCCCAAGTGTTCAATAAAACATAGACCTTGCCATGTTGGGCATTCATCAAACGACGAGAAATGCGAAAAACGATGGCAAGAGTATACACCACAATGGATACCGGTGGGCGAATTAAACCAAGGGGATTATATAATTGACGTTTTTGATAAAACGGAAGAAAGAAAAGAGTTTATAGAATTAGAAATAAAAAATTTGCTTAATTCAAAAACTCCGGAACGGATTGCGATTACTGAAGAACTATTAAAAATCATAGGTTTATACATTTCGCAAGGGTGCTCTGATGGTAATTGCGTTATATTCACCATCCATGAAGATAGAAAGGAATTGCATGATTTAATTATAAATTATTTTAATGGACTTGGTATAAAAGCAACATTAAAAATAAAAAAGAATAATAAATCAATTGAAATAAGAGTAAATAGTTCACCTCTTGCAAGATTGCTTTTGGAGAATATAGGGAGATTATCTTTTAATAAAAGCATACCAGGATGGTTAATGAAACTTTCGATTAACCAACAGAAACATTTAATATGGGGATTAGCGAATGGGGATGGGCATATAGATAAGAAAAATTTTTTTAGTTATGATACAACAAGCAAGAATCTTGCTGAACAAATAAAAAGAATTTTTTATAGACAGAGTATTGTCCCTTCTTATAGAACAACTAAAATTAAAAAGGGGAAAAAGTTTATTAATGGTAGAGAAGTTATTTCAAAACACGAAATGTACCATGTTATTGTTGCTGGTTTTTATTTTGAAAAGTTTTTAGAAATTATATATAACCAGAAAAATGAGAAAAGGGCAAAATCATCATCAAGAACGGGTTTTGTAAGGGGTAATTATGCCTATATAAAATTACAAAAAATCAGGATAAAAGAGGTTGAAGAAACCGAGGTCTATAATTTTTCAGTTGAATCAGATGAAAGCTATTGCATACAAGGTGCTACTGTCCATAATTGTGGAACGGGGATTTTTGTTGAGACCGCACCGGAGAAAGCATTAGTAACCGGGATTGAGATCGAGGAAACAAGCGGACGTATTGGGCAGATACTCCACGGCAATGAACATGATATCAGAATTCAGAGCTTTGAGCAGTTTATAAAAGACTATGACAATATGGGGGCAGATTTAGAGGGGGGAGAATATGACGCGATAGTTGGGAATTGTCCGTTTGGTAAAAGGGGATTGAGCGCAATGGATGATAGGGAAAAGAGTGATATAAAATTCCATGAGCAATATTTTATTGATAGAGGTTTAGATATGTTGAAGCCGGGGGGAATAATGGCAATGATTGTTCCAACGAGTATTATGGATAACCAACTTAATCAATGGCGGGGAGAGATAAATAAAAAAGGAGAATTTTTAGGAGCGATAAGAGTACCAACCGGAGCATTCAAACACACAGACGCGCAAGTAACAACAGACATAGTTTTCTTTAAGAAAAGACCGCCGGAAGTGATCGAGCATTTGAATAAACTTTCTAAGGAAGAACTTGGGGAAGCTTATGATGATATGGTGTTGGACGCTGATTTTGTTTCGGGAAATTTCTTTAAGAATAATTCTGAGTACGCATTAGGCACGGAAACAAGTGGAATGTTCGGGATGAAGATTTGGAAGGGGGATGTTACAAAGGCTGATCTTGAGAAAGTCGGTGAGTTATTAAATCATGAAGCAAGGGATTACAACAGTTTAGGTATTGATGTTGGCAAATATGGTGAGTTGGAAAAAGAACTTGAACCGGGAGACGTAAAGATATTAAACGGAAGGACTTACATACTTAATAAAAACCATAGATGGGAAAGGTTGAAAGATCAGGAAGTAGTATTACAAAACTTACCGGAAGATATTAAAAAACTTGGTATTAAGAGTTGGGATGAATGGAGAATTAAAAGTGAAGACACAGCTTATTTATATGGTTTGAATAAAGACCAACTAAAACTTTTCGGACAAACAAGGATAGTAAATGAGCTAGATGGATACAATGGTAAGAGTGATTTTCAGACGGAATATTTGACTAAGGGAGTTATTCTTGGTTTAGCTGTAAAGGATTTTAGGAAGGAATTGCAGGACGGAAGATTATCCGCTGAAGAGGCACAAATAGAAGCGGGGAAACTGAAGATATTACTGAAGGATTTTATTGAAAAGTATGGACACCCAATTGATAATTTGAAGTTGAATAAATTTTTTAGGAACAGCGGAAATACGCCACTCTTGGATTTAGCAGGAAGCTATGATAAGAACGGGAACACAATCAAGATGTTTGATGATCCGCTGTCTTTTTATAAAGTTTATCAAACAAAAAGCGAGATTGGAACGGTGGATAGGAATGATATTGTTTCAGTGATTAGTTTTCTTTTTGCAAATAATTTTCCAACGGATTATCAAACCGTAAGAGGCGAATATGAAGGGGATGGAGATATTGAAAGAGAACTTGCTTACAGCGATGAAATTTATTTTGATGAAGAAGGAAATTATAAACCAAAAGAGGAAGTTCTTTACGGTTATATTTACGAAAAAATAGACGCTTGGGAAAAGCAAAGAACCGAACTGAAGAAGGAAGCGAAAAACGATAAGTTAAGCGATAAAGAAAAAGAACTTAACACACAAAAGATGCGGAAACTTGAAGATCAGATAATTGAGGCGAAAACGAGAGCAAATATTAGAGAGATTAAACAACTTCCGATAATGTTAAGCGATGCAGGGAGTATTTACGATATAGGCATCTTAAACAAATATTTGGAAGAAAAGATAGGAGCGCATTTCTTAGGTGAATTACGCAAGGATGAAAAGAGCGGGTTTATTCTCCCGGTTGATCAGAGTTCAGCAAATTTGTATTTAAGCTACGCTGATATTACCAAAGAAGGTAAATCAACAGAAGTAAAAAAAGATTTACGCAATTTGTTTAACAAAGATGAGCACCCCTTGTTATTTATGATATTGAATAAGATGAACGGGTTGGGTTTACCGGCATTACGAACTGAGGGAGGTATAGCAAAGAAAGAACAAGTGTTACAACTTGAAACCGATTTTAAGCAATATTTGTCAGATAGTGAGGAAGCTGATAAAATTGCGGATACTTATAATAGGTTGTTCAATTCGTACATACAAAAAACGTATGATGAAACACCAATTGAGGGGATAAAGCATTTTGCCTATGATAGAGTAGTTGGAAAAGACGCAAGCGGAAAGGATATAACCGGAAGAGATAAGGCGGGCGGCCATACATGGGCAACGGTTCGCCGTATGTATGAACAGGGCAAAGGCATGATAGCGCACGGGGTAGGTTTGGGGAAGACGTTAGAAGCGTTGATCTTAGTTCTCTTAAGTAAAGAGACGGGCCGGGTAAGTAAACCGAGTATAGTAGCGCCGAAATCGGTATTGTTAAATTGGGTAGCAGAAATTGAGAAATGGACGCAAGGGGTAAATTATTTATTGGTAGGGTATAGGAAGGATTCAACCGGTGCATGGATTGAAGAAACGAGGGAAGAAAAGGAACTAAAGTTACAACGGGCGGCGAACGAAGAATTTGATATGATTTTAATGAGCCGTGATTTGTTCGGGACAATTGATTTTTCGCCGGGGACGAAAAAGAATATGCTTAATGAATTGATGGATAAATATTACCCGGAAGGGAATAGGTTGTCAACGTTTTCTGATAAGAATAGTAAGCATGCGAAGAACGTTAAAAAGAAGAGAGATACTTTGTTAAGAAATCTTTCTTCAATGATGAATATTCCGGGACCATTAGGAGGAATTTATCTTGACAATATAGGGATAGATCTGCTGGTGAGAGATGAAGCGCATGATACGAAAAATTTGTTAGTGCCAATGGAAAATGAGATTAGCGGTGTAAACAGCAGCACATCTCAAAGAGCGATGCACAATTTATTCGCAAGCAAGATCATTCGCGGGCAAAATAATGATATGGGTTATTTTGCATTAACGGCAACGCCAATAAGTAATTCACCGTTAGAAGTTTTTAACATGATGGTCCCGTTTGCAGAGAAGGAGCTTGAAAAGTTAAACGTACAGAACATGGATGATTTTATTGGAAGATTTGCCGATATTGATAATATCCCGACTACAAATGCAGATGGAAGAGTTTTTGTAAAGAATAAGTTTGCAGGTTGGAAGTCAGCTGAGGCATTAAGAAATACTTTCTTCCGTTTTGTTGATTATAAAACCAAGGACGATGTTGAAAGCGTAAAAGCAAATATCAAATTCCCCAAAGAGAAAGCCGGAAACGTACTGAGTGATTTAAATGAAGGGCAAAGGGAATTAGTAAAACATTGTAAACTACGGTTATGGGCATTAAGCAGCCGAAAGTTTGATAAAGATTCAGGCGAGTTGGTATTTGATGCTGATAAATTGCAGGAAAAAGTTGCAAATGGTTTAATTTCGCAGAATGAAGCAAATGAAGTGCTAGATTATTATGAAAATGAATATCTGCCAACGTTTAATGCCTTAAATGGAAACCGGAATGAAGATGAGCCGCCGAATGATGATCACTTTTTTAAGGTGCAGCAAGATTTAATAAAGGCAACGAGTGATTTGCCGTGGTATAAAGATAAGCACAGCGAATATTCAAAAGAAGTGGACGATAGTTTTGTATCGCAGCACAGTGATTTAAAGAAATTCGCACAGTTAAATGAGAATGCACTCTCGATTCATAACAGCGGAGGGAAACAAATTATTTTTGCGATCAATACAGCATTACACGATAAGATAAAGAGGGATTTAGTAAAATCGGGGATCCCGGAAAATGAAATTGTAATTGTAAACGGGAAGACGGTTAGCAGCTCGAGTAAAAGATTACAGATAAGTAAAGCTTACAACGATGGAAAGTATAAGGTTGTAATTGGTAATTATGCGACAATGGGAGAAGGATTAAACTTTAATTACATGACAAGCGACATTCATCACTTGCAACCAGCTTGGAACCATTTACAAATTGAACAAGGGAACGGGAGAGGGATACGGCAAGGGAATCCGTTAGACAGTGTAAATACGCATTACTATTTGACGAAGGGGAGTATTGACGGATTTATGAATACCAAGATTATGGATAAGGCGGGAATGGTTGATAAGTTCTTAAAAGGAGAAACAAGCCGTTGGGATGATGAAGTACAATTAGAGGCTGATGAAATGATGATTGAGTTAGCTGATAACCCGGAGCAGGCAAAAGCATTGTTAGCGTTTAGGAATAAAAAATTACAGGACGCACTTGCAGAACAGCAACGACAATCGAACTATAAACAGTTGGACCGACTTTATGAAGTAAAAAGGAAAATGGCAGGGATTGAGGAGAAGACTTCCAAGAAATTTCAGATGATGCAGCAGGAAGAAAGAAGTTTAACCGAGAAACTTATTGAAGCAGATTTTGAGCATAAAGGAAAACTTGATCTTAATAGAACGCCGGTAATACTCCCAGGAATAAATAAAGTTGTCCCAATTGGAAGTATTTTGGGAGGGAGTGACGGCGAATTTTATGTGGTTGAGGATTATGCGCCATCTACCCAAAGAGTAAAGATAAGAACTTACAAAGCGGGGACGCAAGGGGATATGGTCGCAACACGGGCAATAAGCGCAAAAGATCTTGATAAAGAGTTTCCTGCTTTGTATAAGGAAACTGATTTGGATTTAGGCGGGATGTTTAATAAAATTATTGAGGATAATGACGAAGTAGGATTAAATTTTGTTGCTAAGATTCCGAAGGAAATTTTACAGGCAAACAAGGTAAAGCTTCTTGAAAAACTTAAGGAAAGCGATGAAGTGTTATATCAAACTATGGATGGGAATTATAATGTAGCTGATTATGAAGACGCAAAAATAGAAATGGCAACCGAGGGAGGAAAGATCATTTTCCCACAGGAGAAAGTAGAATTCTCTAAGATACTTAATGAGCTGATAAAACAGAATAAACCGCGTCAGCAGTACGGGCAAGAATATTCCCGGTTCAGAAGGTTTAAAAATTTAGCCGTCTCAATTTATGGTGAGAATTATGAGAACGCGATTAAAAAAGAAATTAAGCGGTTGAACGGAGAAGCAACGGAAACAAGTGTAGCAATACATACAACGGGAGCGCAGTATAAAAAAGAGTTAATGCATCTCTACGATAAAGGCTATCTAAGTGATTGGAATTATAAACAAATAACGCAGGGGAAAGCATGGGATGAAATGTCAATGTTTAACAATGCTCTTAGGGCAGAGTTTCTAGATGTTTACAATATTAAGGACGACTATGGGGAGTATAGAATAAACCCGAGTTTGATAACACCGGAAATGCTTGATAGGGCAAGGGCAATTGATGAAATTAAGAGTGATGACAACAAAGATTTATTAGAGGATATACTTACAAATAAAATGAGAGGAGTAGCGGCATAATGGGACTAAGAGAAAAAGTTGAGCAATTACTTAGCACATGGATACAAACGGAAGACGGAACGGGAACGTTTAAGCTTACCGGACCATATTGGGAAGTGTTATACCCGATATTGGAAAAGCATGAGCCGGATCTGTTAAAGAAGTATGAGAACAAATTGCAGGAACGGTTTGAAAACTTCAATGAAGAAGTTAGAGCGAAAGTTTCCTCCGGGGATGAGGGACAAGACTACATTAACGCCATCAACTATATGAACGAGCGAGAACGGCAGTACGCAAATAATAGCGATGTTCATTATGTTGATATTGATGGTGATGGTGATGATTATGCTTATATCCCGAATGAGAGCATTGACCAGAGTGAACATTTTGGGAGAGAGTAAAACCTCACCCCTTGCCCCTCTCCTTATGAAGGAGAGGGGGATAGAATATTAGAAGGAGCTTGTTCACGGGAAAAGACAAATCTAAAACGTAGGATAGGAATAGAACCATGCAGATTTGTGATGTGGACGAGGAATTGTTAGAACAACTGATAAAAGAATTTACAGATGAGTTTGGTGAGGAAGTGCTGAAGGAGGTTTACCGATTTCACCGGAAGCTAGCGAATAGAATTAATGTTAAGAATTTCCCGGCGGCGGAGATTTATCACAGACTTTTGATAAAAAACTTACACGAAGATAAGTATGCAAAGATGAGTGTACGTGAAATTGCGGCAATCGAAAAGATAAGCGAAGGTACGGTTTATAATATCTTAAGAAAAGCTTGCCGGATAAAAAAGCCGATTTATCAATATTCGGTGAAAGGTAAATTATTAAAAAAGTGGGAGAGCGCCAATGCTGTTGAAAGGAGTTTGGGGCATTCAGCGGGTAATATTAGGGATGGATGCAGGACAGGGCGAATGATATATGGTTTTATTTGGAAATACAAGGAGTTGACAGGAAAAGAGCTTTTATCAATTAGGAATTAGGAATTAGGGATTAGGAATTAAAAAAAATAGAAGGAGCAGTTCGTGGAATGTCCTATTTGTAAAGCGAAAAGACAAATTTAGTTTAAAAGTGTAAAGCTTTGGGGTTACATATTTTCCATACATAATAATTTACATATTCTACGTGCTTATTTGCGCGAGGGCAAAGAGTTAAACCTCCGGAGTTTTGAAATCTTCGGAGGTTTTTTTGTTTTTAAAGCGAACCCCACCTAGCCTCCCCTTTAAGAAAGGAGAGGAAATATAACACATAAAAGAACTTACCTATTAACTTTCTTTAAATTTCAACCCTTCGGAGAGAAACGCATTCCTTAAATATGCAATAAAAAAAGAGTAAATAATTTTGGATAACAAGTTTGAATTTTTCGCACCGGCTTATTTGGCTAAAAGCGGAAGTAAAACCGAACCATATAAAGTTGGTGGGATTATTTCTACTGAAGAACGAGATACAGATGGGGAAATAATGAAAAGTATTGACTGGGGTTATTTCACTTCCGGGTTTGGCAAAATAAAATATGAACATAAAGAAGTTTCCGAACCACACTGCATAATGGGCTTCCCGACAGGATTGAAAAAGAGTGGTAAGAAATGGATTTTTGAAGGAGAGTTGGTTGCGTTCGATCCGGATTTACCCCACGAAAAATTGACACAACCACAACAATTTGCAAAATCAACTGTAGCATTATTGCAAAATATGGAAGAGTTCAATAAACGACATCCGAACACAACGCAAAAAGCGGGGTGGAGTATAGAAGGTGAATATCTTTCTAAGAGCAAAAGTGGGGATGTTGCGGCTCGGGCGGTAAATGTAGTGTTCACGACAAAACCCCGGAACAGAGGAACGTTTGCAGAATTAAGAAAGAGTTTGGAAGTAGGATACGGAATGGCACCGGGAGGACAAACCGGATTTGGAGCTACAAGAAAAGAAT